CGCACCGGCGATGTATTTGTACGTCGAAATATCGCCGCTGATGATGCGGATATAATCGCCGGTCGTGAGGTTCGCAGGGTCGCGCAGCATCATCTGCGCCGTCTCCGAGTCGATGAAGACCGCTCCGTTGCCCATCTGGAATTTGGCTCCGCCGCCGGCGATGAACTCGCCGCCCGCGCCTAACTGTATCTTGCTGTGCGCGGCTATTTTGTCGCCGATTATCCAGCCGGTGGCATCGGCGTAGCCGCCGTTTTTCAGCGCCTGCACGAAAAAGTTGCCCTCGATGACTACTTTCGGGTCGTTCGGGTCGCTGGCGTCCACCGCGAAGGGCTGCACGAGCTCGCCGTTTTTGTCTTTCACGAGGTAGAATCTGTCGGCCAATATGACGAATTCCGAGCCGTTGCCGGCGGTAGCCAAAAGCCCGAGCCCCGCGACGACTTTTCTGCCGCCGCTCGATACCTGCGTTTTAAGCCACGTGGCGGCCGCCGCCTGCGCCTTGAAGTCTGTCAGCTCTTTGTCGGTGCACTTGACCCATGCGGCGCCGTTCCAGCGGCTTATCTCGTTGTTGGGGTTTATCCATAAGTCGCCCAATTTCAGCGGCTTGTCCACCGTGCCCGCCGGCGCGGTCGCCTGATTGTAGATGTCGGGCTTGCCGGCAGTGACTTCGGAGAGCGTCTGTATCGCGGCTTCGTTGCCGCCGGATTTGGCCTCTACGGTGCTCACTCGGCTCGCGAGTGCGTTGTCCGCGTTTACGCGCGCGGTGCGCTCGTCCTGTATCGCCGCCTTGCGTTCGGTCTCTTCCGTCGTCACCTTGGCCTGCACGGTGGTGATGGTGCTTGCCAGCGCGCCGTCCCTATCGGCCCGCACTATTTTCTCGGTCTCTATCGCCGCCTGCGCCGCCGCCAGTTTGGCCGCCATAAGTTCGCGCGCCTGCGCCTCCGAAAGAAGCCCCTGCTTGATGCGCGTATCCAGCGTGTTGTAGTAGACCGCGAATTGTTCGGTCAGCTTCCGGCCGATGTTATAGGCCAGTATCGCCGCGTAGAGCGCCGCTTCGCCCGCGTCTTCGTCGCTCGCGGCTATCATCGAGGTGCCCAGCCGCCCATACGCTTCGTCCTTAGCCGCCCGCGTCTGCGCCTCTTCGGTTATCGCGGACATCGCACCGCCTACGTCTGAGACGAGCGTGTTTATGCGGCCGGATAAGGCGTTGTCGCCGCTTACGCGCGCCTCCCGTTCTTCGCGGACGGCGGCTATACGCGCCGTAGCTTCGCTGTTTATCGCCTGTTGGCGGGCCGTGGATTCCGCCTGTATGGCTGCGATGCGCGCGTTCTCTTCGGCCGTGAGGGCCGTACCGCGCGCGGCGGCTTCCGCCTCTATAGCCGCGATGCGCGCGTCTGCTTCGGACTGTACCGCCGCAGTGGCTTCGCTCTTGTTGCTCTCGACGGTCGCCGAAAGCGTGTCCACTTTGCTCACGGCGGCCGCGTCCGCGGAGGCCCGCGCTTCTTGTTCGGCGATTATCGCGGCATTGGCGTCGCCCACTTCGGCGAATAGAGTCTGTATGTCTTTGGCAAGCGCCTCGTTTTTGTCCGCCAGCACGTACTGTTCGCGCTTTATCGCCGCGATGTTGCCGCCCATCATCACTATCAGGGCTTCACGGTCTTCCGCTTGGGCGACCCCCAGCTCGTTCACGCGCGAGTCGAGGTATTCATAATGCGCGGCGAGGCGCCTCTTCTGTTCTTTAAGAGCGTTTTCGTTGCTGAGCAGGGTTTGCATCAGCGCCTCGCCGTCCGCCTCTCGGCTGTCGGCGATCTGGAAGGAGAGCAGCGTGCCGTAGCTTTCGAGCCCCCTGCTGTTGGCTTCGCGCACTTCCATCACGTCGGCTGTGCGCTGACGCCTTTCTTCGCCGACGGCTTCGGCTATCGCGGCAGACCTGTCGGCCGCCTCCTGCTGTATGGCCGCGATGCGCGCCTGCTCTTCCGCCGTGAGCGCCGTACCGCGCGCGGCGGCTTCCGCCTCTATCGCATCGATGCGCGCCTGCGACTCGGCCGCTATCGCGTCGAGCAATTCCTGTTTGTCGATGGAGGAGCCGGCGCTTATGCCGCTTATCTGCGTGGCGAGCGCACCGTACTGGTCGGCGCGGGCCTGCGCCTCTTCGGTTATCGCGGCTTTCGCGTCGCCGACTTCGACGAAGACGTCGTCTATGCGCAGGGCGAGCGCTTCGTTTTCCGCCGCGCGGACGAGTTGTTCGGTTTCTATCAGCGCTTTGTTTTCGTTCATCTGGGCGACGAGGGCTTCGCGTTTCGTCGCTTCGGCGATTTCGTTTTCTTTTACGCGCGCGTCCAGATCGCTGTAAAATCCGGCCATCTGCCGGCGTATGGACTGCTCGCCCCTGAATCCGGATATGAGGGCGGCTAAATCCGCGTCGCCGGCCGAGTCGTCTACGCTCGCTATCATGGCGTTGTGCATTTTTCCATAGGCTTCGTCTCTGTCGGCCCGCAGCTCGGCTTCTTCGATTATCGCCGCGCGGTTTGAATCGACGTCGACTATCACGCGGTCTACGAGCGTGGCGATGGCTTCGTCCTCCCGCGCCCGCAGTTCTTTTTCGGAGATGAGCGAGGCGGCGGCGTTTTTTATCTGCGCTTCGAGTATCAGTCTCGACGCCGCTTCGGCTTCGAGCCGCCCGTCGACTATGTTGAGCCGCCCGATGAGTTCCTGTTTGGCGTAGGCGATAGCCTGTCTGTTCGCTTTGTCGCTCTCGAATTGGTTGGAGGCGTTCTGTATTACGCCTTCCGCGAGCGCGTCGAAGTCTTCCGCGTACTGCCCGACGTAGCCGCTTATGGTGCCGTTCTGCGCGTCTATTTTCAGTTCGGCCGCTTCTATGCGCGCCACGGCAAGGTCGAGTTCTACGAGGGAGGCTTTGAGCGCTATGGCCGCGTCGAGTCCCTGCAGGTCGGCTTCCGCCTGCGCAATGCGCGCGGTGTGTTCCTGTACGATCACGCTCGACGCTTTGCTTCTGAGCTCGACTTTTTGCGCGTCTAATTCCTGCGATACGTCGTCTATGCGCGCGTTGACGCCTTCAAGCAGCAGTTGTCCGACGTTGTCGAACGCCATGCCGGCGATGCGCTCGTCTACCTGCGCGAGGGTGACTTTTTGCGATATTTTCGCGGCCTGCGCGTCGAGCATTATTTCGGCGTTGGATATGCGCAGGTCTGTTTCGCGCCGCAGCACGTCGAGCCCGTAGATGCGAACTTCGCGGCTGTCCGGGTCTACGTATACGCCGGCGTCGGAGAGCCGGTCGCCCACGTCTTTGACCATGCTGAGCGTTCCTATCACGGCTTCGGATAGCGCGTCGAGCTGTTCCATCATTTCGTCTGTGAGGTTCTTAGACTCGCCGCGCAGCAGCGTCTTCGCCGCTTCGACGTTCGCGGCCGCCTGCTGCGCCGCCGCGCTGATGTCGCCCGACAGACGGGACACGGCTGTATCCGTTGCATCTGAGAGGTCGCTCAGGTTCTGCGCCGTGGCGTCGACTTTCTGGTCTACGAGCGCGATGTCGTCCTGCAAGCCCTCTTTTATTGTCTCGACGTCGCTGCGTATCTGCGCCTCGCGCGCCGCCACGTCGTCTACTATCTCCGATATGTCTACCTCGATGTCGGGGATTTTCGCTATCTCCGCCTGCAACGCCGCCGCAAGGTGCGACTCCTGGATTGTGCCGTCGGGAAGGTCGGAGGGGCTCAGCGCCTCGCTGGTCGCGGAAACGACGGCGGAATACACGCTCTGGTTTCCAGCCACGTCGACTGCTTTGAGTCTATACCACGCCGTCTGCAGCACGCCTAAATTGCTGTCTATGTACTCCTGTGCGAAACGTGGAGCCGAGCCTATTTTCGTCATCTCGGCGGCATCGGATGCCAATGAGCGATAAATGTCGATATGGTCGAGGTCGCCGTCGCCGGGGTCCGTCCATGTGAGCGTCGCCATGCGGAAGCCGCCCGTCCCCTGCAGGTTCGTCGGCGGAGCCGGCGGCGTGAGGTCGCCGCGCAGTATTTTGCTTATGGTTTGTCCGTCGCTGCGTACGCCGAGGCGCGAAACGACGTATATCTTCACGTATAGCGTGTCGCCTATTTTTTCAGTGCAGGGCAGATAGTATTCTTCGGAGCCTCGCGGCAGCGTGCCCGCAGGCTTCCAGCTTACCTCGGAGCTGTAGCGGTACCAGAGTTCGAGGTGGTCGTAGCTCGCCGGCGGCGTCCATGTGATCTTGGCAATGAGGTTGTAGCCGCCGTCCTGCATGGTCTCCAGCTGCTCCGTTATCGTCAGCTCCGTCACGTCGTTCGGCTTGTAGTTCATAGTGAGGCTGGTGTCGATGTGGTGCGTGATATCCAGCACAGAGTCGTCGTACACGTCGGCGATATATTCCGAGCAGGTCACAACCATAATGTCCTGCCCCCCGTCTCTCACGGAGACGACGCGGAACGGCTTTTTGTTCCATCCGGTGAATTCCTCGAACGTCACCAACAACACTTCACCAGGCTGGATGTCGCAGTCTTTCAACCCCACTCCGAACGAGCAGAAATTTCTCACAAGCAGAGACGTCTTGAGCAGGTAGTAGCCCATATGTCCCACCTGCCCGGAGCGCGTCACGGGCAGCAGGGATATCGATTTTTCTACCACGCCGCGGTCGGCGATGTCGACCGAATCTTGGAAGACGTCGGTCACTCGCTCGTAGCTGTTGTCGGGGTCTATCCAGTCAATGGTGATGCGATTGCATACGTCTTCATCGGCTGACTGCCAAAAAGTGAAACTATCTTCGGTGATATTGTCCGGAGTGATTTCGCGGCTGTAGATGGATACCGGCGCGTCGATGCAAATCTGCAGTTTATCGGTCTCGACAAGATAGCCGCGGCACGTGGCGAGGAAGTCGGCGAGAACGTCGCGGATGGGACGCTGTGTATCGAGAGTGAAGTCGAGCTGGAAGCGCCTGCCATAAGAGACGACGCCGTCGCAGTATGCCGCCGCCGCAACGGCGCAGGCGTAATCTATCTTGTCCCAATCTGGGTGTTGGTATACACCGTTCGTCACTGTGCCATAGCCGAGCCCGTAGCGCGGATGGCAGAGGATGTCGAGGATTATCCATATGGGGTTGCGGCTCCATGTGAAACCGGAGGGCGTCCAGACTTTTACGCCGTCTACGATGCTCGTCACCGTCGGAGTACCGTTCAGTTTCTCCTGCGCCTTGAGCGTCAGACAGATGAGCGCCACATCGTCGGGATAGGGACGCACGCCGGACGGATCGCGCCCGTCATGCGTCGCCGCCGTGGTATTGAGGTAGGTCGTCACCGAACAGCCGTCGAGATTCGCTGGATATTGATCATTGGCCATCACATCATTTATTGCCGTCACCGGGCCTTCGCCAACAAGGATATATAGGTCCTGCTCTTCTTTTTTGTCGTCGGCGAACGCCTGATAGATGATATTGCCCGCAACACGGCACCGGCCGTAAATTACGGGGATCGGCACGAGCTGCGACATCGTGTTGCTTATGGGGCCGAAACTATATGTAGGAGAATTGTCGTAATCGCTAATATTCCTTTGAGCAATAAAGCCTCCTACAAGGCTGCCGAGTGACGCGCCGAACATTACCGCGCCCCATACAGTCATACCGGTAAAAATGGATGTCAACGTACCGGAAAAAGCCCACCCCAAAAGCGCGCCTGCTGCTACTGTTACCATGGTGGCACCTCCATTATCCTGTATATACCGACAGTTCTCTTTTGATATGGCGCGCTCCACCGCGTGAGGCGGCTGGTGCCGCCGCGAGGGATGTGAAGAAAGTGCGTCTGACTTACGAACGTCCCTATGTGAAACACCGGCGCGAAGTCGAATAGAACAGCCGCCCCCTGTTCGGGAGCGGCTATTTCGCAGGATATCCTTTCAAGCTCGCGCCGGATGTCATGTGTCCGCGCCTCGTAGTTCTCCGGCGTGTAGTCCCACACAAGCGGGATAACGCGCCCGTATATCTCCTGCGCCGCAATCGCCAGCCGCAGGCAGTCGGTCTGCCCGGGGCCGAAGCCCCACGGCAGTCCGATAAGATCGTTCAGCCCGCTCATTTTCGTGAAAGCTCACGTGGATTCTTCGCGCTGGGAATATAGGGGAACATAGACGTCCAGCAGATGCGGCGCGGCACCTTGTCCATGCCGTCGAAGCCTTGCGAAATGACGGCGTCGACCTGCGTCTGCCCGACGGTGATGTTGCGTATCTTGCCGCTGAATTTCAGCGTCGCGCCGCTCTCGCTGTCGAGTGTATCCTTGAAAGCGTTGTAAAGTTCACAGCGCACGCCGTTGAGCTTGTAGTGCTGCGCCAGCGCGGTGAGCTCGTTGCTCACGTTGTCGATAGAGATGTGGCACTGGTCGGTGGTCTGCTCCTTGCTTCGCTCCACCTCGTCGACGCTCATGCCGCAGGCGTAATACGTCTGCGGCTGTCCATTTTCATCGAACCACATGACATTTTCTCCCGCGTCGGTGATATAGAGACAGTCGACGTCGTGTGTGGCTGGATCGAGCGGCGGGATGTCGAGGACGCGGAGAAGATATATCGGACTCACCGTCTCGGACTGGGCCGCCGTTTTATAATCGCTTGTCATAGTATTTCCCTCAAAGTGAGCTCTATTCTGCCGTATTTCGAGCCGGAACGCTCTGATTTCAGCGTGTCGTCCTTAAAGCGCACCGTTATCGCCGACAGCTCGCCGGGCGGCGTCCATAGAAAAGATTCCACCGGGCCCTTTCGAGCGTTCCAAAACGCTTCGATCTCGGCGAGCACGCCGCCGCTGTCGGTGAACGACAGGGTCCACTCGCGCGGAGCCGATCCGCGGTCGCTGCGCTGCTCCTTGCCGCTCTCGAAAGTGGTGATGTTCACGCGGCGGCGGAATTGCGACCGCCACGCGAAATCCGGAATCCAAGTGAATACGGGAGTTGGCATATCACATCGCCCCTTTGATCGCCATACGCAGCGGGCCGCCGCGCTGGATGCCGTTCACGATTAAGCTTTCGAGTACGCCCTTATTGTTCTGGAGCATTTTTACAAAGCTCTGCGCGTCTACGGCTTGGATCGTGAGATAGTAGCTGTCTCCGCCGCGATTTTCAGAAGCGCGCGCGGCGCCCGCGTCGCCCTTCGGCAGCATGACTCCCCCTCGCGGCAGGATCGCCGGCACTTCGTCGGAGCGCAAGCCTGCTATACCGCCGCTGTGCATGCGCGGCGCACCGACAAACACGGACGGGCTTACCAGCGCCGGAGTGCCGCCCGCGCCGACCACGCCGCCGGAGTGGAATTTCAGCCCCAGCAGCCCAAACAGTCCACGAGACATAGCTTCTGCGGCCGTACTGCCCTTCGGCAGTACGACTTCCCCCCGCTGCAGGATCGCCGGCACTTCGTCGGAGCGAAGTCCTGAAATACCGCCGCCGTGCATGCGCGGCGCACCGACAAACACGGACGGGCTTACCAGCGCCGGAGTGCCGCCCGCGCCGACCACGCCGCCGGAGTGGAATTTCAGCCCCAGCAGCCCAAACAGTCCACGAGACATAGCTTCTGCGGCCGTACTGCCCTTCGGCAGTACGACTTCCCCCCGCTGCAGGATCGCCGGCACTTCGTCGGAGCGAAGTCCTGAAATACCGCCGCCGTGCATGCGCGGCGCACCAATAAACACGGACGGGCTTACCAGCGCCGTAGCGCCGCCCGCGCCGACCACGCCGCCGGAGTGCTTAGTAGGTACCCTTATCGCATTTCCTGCATCATGCCAATCTGATACAGTAGAAGTAGAGGAAGCAATATTTAGTACGCCAAATATTGCTTTCATTATCAGTGCTTTGGCGATTACTGCCCCGATGTCCTGCAACAAATCCAGCATCGCTTCGCTGAGGCTCTTAGTACCGACGACGGCGCTCGTAAAGGCGTCGCCTATCATGCTGGGGGCACGCGCGATGCTCTGCTGGGCGTCCTCCCAGCTCGCTTTTACCTGGCTGCCGAGTGACGGCAATGCGGAGAGTTTCGCAAGATTGAAGGCGTCGATCGCATCCTGACACTGTTTTACCACCGCGGGATACTCCGCAAATTTTTGTTTCAGCGCTTCCAGCATGGAGAGATACTGCGCGTTGGTGATCGTGCCGGATTCCATTTTTTTGCGGAAAGTGTCTATCGCTGCGCCGGCGATCTCGCCGCCCTTCGTCTGTATGTCAGAGAAGGCTTGCTTCATATCGTCGCTCCAATTGGCCACGTTGGAGATATCGAGCCCAAGCTTCTCCATCTCGCCGCTCAACGCTGCGAAACGGTCTTTTAGCAGTCCGAGGTATTCTTCGTCGCCGAGCAGCCCCATGCTGTTTTCCCATTGGAGGTCGGCGTAGAACTTAGCCTCGCCTTCTTTCACGGCAGCGTCAATCTCAGCCTGCATCTCTTTTTGTTTTTCCATGCGCTCTATAAGGGCGGCAACCTCTTCGCCCGCTTTACGCGCAGAGTCGGAGCGAATGTCGAGTTTGAGGTCTTCTATCGCTTTCCAGTCCGCGGAGAGCGGTTTTAACTTCGCCTGCCACGCATCGAGCACGCCGAGAAAGGATTTTCCGTCTTCGCCAAGATATTTAATGCGATCCTGGATATTCATCACAAGCCTCTCGGCGGCGCTGGGGCCGGTGTTTTTCTTGCCCGTTCCCTCTATGCCAAAATTGTTTACGTCGTCGTCTGGTGGTATCGGCTTTTTTGGTTTTTGGATGCCGGCAGCGGTGACTGTTTTTGAGGCATACCGCTTCGCCTCTTCGTCAGATATTTTTTGCAATTCGGCGAGGTATTCTGAATACTCCTTCTTCAGCCGCCGGCTGTACTCATTCATACTCTTCGCGTCGCGTTTTGCGGGCATTCTGGGGGCCCTGTCCCCCAGCGCGGAGCGCATCATATCTTCGGTCTCTATTTTCTCCATCTTCGCTGAGATGTTTTTATAAGTGATGTATCCGGCTCCGGCCGCCGCCAGCGCGGCAAGACCCATAGGGTGCGCTTTAAAAAATGCAGTCAGCGCTATGCGGAGTTTGCCGATGTTCGTCACCAATCCCGCCAAAGCGATAGTATAATGTCCGAGGACAAAACTCCCGGCGCCTAATCCTGCGGTGAGGGCAATTATTTTTATTGTGCTTTCGTCGCAATCGGCGCTGAAATTTTCCAGTTTTTCAAGCAAAGAGGGCATATAGTCCTCTGCGATCTTCACAATCTTTGTGCCGAGCGGTTCCAGAGAAAGGGCGACCTGATTCTTCATACGCCCCATCTGCTCCGTAAAGCCGTCCGTCGCTTCCGCAGTCCTGTTGATAGCGCCCTCCGATTTACCAAGGGATGTCACGAGTTCGTCGACCTCAAGCCGTCCCTCGCGAATTGCGGCAGCCATGTCGGGGCCGGCTTTAGCACCGAATACCTTCAGCGCGATCGTGGCGGCTTCGCCGCTGGTCTTAGCGTTTTTTATCGCGGCGATCGAAGCGCGGAGCGCCTCCGGGAGGTCTTTTATTCCGGCTTTCGCCATCTTCCCCAGAGCGATGCGCATGGAGCCCATCACTAACTCGGTATTCACGCCGGCCTTTTCAAAGCTGCCGAGCATGGCGGTGACCGTCTCCACATCAAAGCCCATCTGGCGCAGCGGCGAGCCGAACTTGTATAGCTGTTCGGAGAGCGAAGAGATGGATATTCCCGTTTCCTGCGAGGCAACAAAAAGCATGTCCATGAAACCGGCGGAGTCCTTCGCGGATACGCCCCAGTCGTTCATCGCTTTCGTCGACTGCGCGATCATGCCGCCGAGGTCTTCGCCGAGCATGCGCGAGGCGTCGAGCATCGTGATGGAAAGAGATTCAAGGTCTTCTCCCGTAAGCCCAAGCCGTGTATTCAGATCGGCTACGGCTTGGCTGCTCTGCGCCATATCCTGCGGGACCTTCGCGGCTATTTTTTTGAAGGAAGCTTCGAGCCCCTCCATCTTTTCGCCGACCGCGCCGGTGCCGATGACAATACTGTCCACGGCCTTGTCGTAGTCAAGGGCGGCTTTCGCGGAGATCACGCCGAGCCCCACAAATGGAGCCGCGAGTTTGCTCGTGCTCTCGCCGAAGCTCTTCATCCTCTTGCCGACGGTCTCTATTTTGTTGGACATCTCTTTCAGCTTGCGCTCGGCTTCGCTGATATCGACACCGAATTTATAGTTCAGCTTACGGGTTCGCGCCATTTCGTTTCGCCTCCTTCGCCGCGCGGGCCAAATCTTTTATAAACTTTGCTTTTTGTGCGTTATTCATAACGGTATTGCCTGCCCAGCTGCCTAAAAGGGCATATATCTCTTCGGCGTCGCCGTTGAAGGCCAGCCCCGTAAATATGGCGGAGAGCGCCTTATCTTCAAGTTCAAGATAACGCCGGTAATTGTTGGCGATGATCATATCGTGGAGCTCGCCCCTTGTGATGTGCCAGAGGTCCTCGTGGCGCAACCCAAGGGGACCGAGCGCCTGCAAAAGTATGGACTGCCGGGGTGTATTCCAGCAGTCCGTCGTCAGTTTTTTGTGTCTGTTTTGTCTGTTTTTGCTACGGACAGCGTTGCCATCACCGATTTATAGAGCTCGGCGAAGGCATCCTGTGCGACCTCGAAAGAGTTCTTATCTGAGTCCATGATGTCGCCCACATCCTCAAGGGTAATAGACCTCCTCTTGCCGAGCATGCCGGCCCAAATTACGGCGCGCATTACACGGAAAGAAGATTTCCCATTGAAAGCCCCTTTGAGCACCGTCATAATGTTTTCCACGCCGAGCGCATCCTCGATCGCACAAACGGCGTTATGCCCGTATTCGATCTCATACTCGACGCCGTTGAATTTTACGGTTATCATTTTGCGCACCCCTTATCCCGCAGGCTGCGCCGTGCGGTCGACTGCGCCGACTGCAACGAAGTTACAGGAAACCTTTATCATGTCGTCGAGCGCATAATCCGTGCTGTGAGACGACACCTTCGCAGGGATTTTTATCTGTTCCTTAGAAGCCCCCGTGCCCTCGGGACGGATGATGAGGTACACCACCGAATCATTTGCGTGGGCCGCTTCTAAGATTTCGCCCGATTCGCTGTCGGGGTCCGTCGTCATTTCGAAAGAGCCCTTTGCATCGGCTATGCCCGTCTCGTATGTGTGGTTTTTGCTGTTTAGCTTCGTCGTCTGGATTTCCTTTTTACTTTCGTCGAAAGTAAACTTCGTCAGCACATCCAGTTCTTTCGGTATGCCTTCCGCAGTCGCCGAGATAAGTATTTGCGCGTTCTTTGTCAGCCTATCGCTCATAACGTACTACCTCCTGTCGTAATATCTGATGTCAAGTTCCCCGTGCGTCCTCTTCTCGCTTTCCTCTTCGTCATCGAGCTCGGCGCTGAAGCCGTCCAGCTGCACCCAGTCCGGCAGTGCGCGGAGGATGAGGTTGCGGATGCGGTAGCACTCCTTTTTTGTCTTCCACTTGGCGCTCCAAATATGCAGCGTGAGCGTTATTTCGCTCTGCTGCCCATTCATGCGTTCGCCGCTTGATTCTCTTGCGTCGCCGAGCACGATGTACGGCGGTTTCTGCTTCGAGGGCGGCGTTTCGAATATCCCCGTCACGACCGCCGTCAGGGCGGCGCTGGCGGAGAGGGCGGAGTAAATCTCGTCTTGTCGCAGATATTCACTCACGGCATCGCCTCCTCCAATACCTTCATCATGCGTTCGTCGACTTCCTTTTGCGTGTTGCCCACGGCGGGGAAAAGGAAAGGTTGGGCTTTTATATTGCGCCGCCTGCTGCCGAACTCGACGCTAAAAGCGTAATATTCTTTTTTCCCTTTTCGTATCTTTTTGGGGTCCTGCGGCTGTGGATAGTCACAATAGATGTCGGCGGTAAGGCTGTTTTTTCTGCGTTTCGTTTTTATCGACCGTTTCAGGCGTCCGGTGCGCACTGGTACAAGTCGACGCGCCTCCTCCGCAATTATCCCCACGGAGTCGTCGATCGCGGACTCTACGGCCTTTCTAAATTTTCCGGCCGCGGCTTTGCGAAGTTCGTCAAGCGCCTCCCGCTCGCCATCTATGGCTATAGTCTTAAGCATTGATATACACGCAATCCGCGATCAGCAGGCGTGCTCGCCAGTCCGGACGCAGCCCTTTCACAACGAGCCGCGTTCCACGCCATTCGAGAATATCTCCATACTGCACTGGTAGCGCCTCCTCTCCAGCGTCGTCCGGTATCTGTAGGCGCGCCTCATGGGTGCGAAGTTCCGCGCCCTGCATGGCGATCGTCCTGTCCTGCGAAGAGACGGCTCTGACTATAGCCCAGAGTGCGGTTACGGGGGACAGGCTTTCTTCGTCTTCGCCGCCGATCTCATTCCGCTCACCCGCGACGGGCCGCAAAACAGAGACCGCCTCCGTCAGCGCGTCGGGGTTCACACGTGTATCGTAAAGCTTGATATTCACTATCCCAGCGTCGCGTCGCACGAAGCCCACTCGCCACGGCTCGCCGTCCACCTCCACAGAACTGCCGTTCTTCGGTAGAATCTGGATGTCGGCTTCGGCGCAAAAGATAGAGAGGGCGCGTTCGTTGGCGCCCTCTCCGATTTTTGATTCCTGCGCCGGAATCTCATCCTTTATCGCCTGTACAGGCAACCCCCCGAATGTTACCGTGTCGGCCATCTCGTGAAGATTCAGAAATACCGCCTTGATGTCGGACGCTATCTGCTCCCTCAGCATCCTATTCTGACGCGTGCGACCGCACCCGCCGAAGCCTTGGGAGCCGTAGCGATTCCAAGATACACGTTGCCCGCCGAAGTCTTGGTCGCCTTTTTATCAGTCGCATTCCAATAGAGCTTATCGCCGACCGCGAACGCCGTCCCCGTCTCCGCGGCCACCTCCCAAACGCCGTAAAGCGCTACGGCGCCTTCTTCGCCGACTGCGATGTCGACTTCCGCGACTCCGCAGAGGCTAACGAGCGGCACCACGTCGCCGACCTTTATCACGCCCGCTCCCGCATTTGCGTAGTCTATTACCTTACCGGACTGCACCGGCATAGCCTGTCTTGCCATCTTATATCACCCCTCGCTTATATTCCCGCGTTCTTGTAGAGACCGCGGTATTCATAGTTCCATACACCGAAGTCGAGACGGACTTTATATTCGAGCCCGTCGATTTCCCAGCCGAGTCGGCTCTCCAGCGTCGGCGAATTCACACCGTTCAGGAAGGCGACCTTGATCGTGTCGACAGAATTCTTCCCAGCCGCCAGATACCAGGCTCCGCCCGATAGGCAGGCGTCGATGATCGGAGTCAGCGCGCCCTTGAACGGGTTGATAACCGCAGGGTTCTGCGCGGAGATATCCGTATCACTGTAAATCAGCTGGCGCGCGAGAGTTTCGAGTTCGGGCGGTATGATCAGATAGGCCGGCGCGATGTTCAGCGCCACCTTGTCTCTGCCCTTGCGCAGTCCGCCCTGGCGGCGCATCGCAACGCGCGCGGCGGAAAGAGATTCTATGCTTAGCGCCGAGCCGCTCGCCGCAAGGTTGCCGTGATCGGCGTGGAACAGCGCTTTGTTGTCCTCTGCTATCGCTGCATTCGCAGTAAGCAGTGCATATACTGCCGCGTTGATCGTGCGGGCGGATGCCGCGCCGAAAAGCTGCGGGATGCGCGCGAACGCGTCGAGGTCGTCGTTGATTATCGCCTGCCTCGTCAGCGCGAATTTCTTCCCATACGTGCCTATCGCGAAGGAATCCTTCGTTTCAGACAGATCGGCCATCTTGTATTCGCCGCCTTCGAGCACCGGCTCAAGCATCGGCATTTCACCTATGCGGATCTGATGCTGCGCCTTGAAGTCGCTCGCCGATCCTATCTGACACCACGAGCGCCATGTCGCATCTGCTTCGGTGTAGGCCGACATGAGCGTCACATTGGCGAGGTCGCTCATAATCGCAGGAAAATCGCTTGTCGAGAACGCTCGCTTTGCGATCTCCTTTCCGTCGTCGGCGTAGCTGACGCGCTCGCCGCTACGCGAGCACACCTCTCGCGCGAGGTCCAGCAGGCGGATGCCGCGGAACGATTCGGCGCCCTCCACCGGCGCGGCGATAGTGTGCCCGAGCCTCATACGCAGTCCGTCGACCACGGCAGCGCGGAACTTCTGACGTTCCTCCGCACCGACCGTCACCGTCGGACCGACGTTCAGCCCAGGCGCCTCGCGGCGCTGGGACTCGAGAATCGCGCGCCCCACCGCGTCGACGCTATTTCCTTCTGCAATATAGCGCTGCGTCTGTTCGGGCGAAATCCCATACTTGGCGCATAGCGCCGAAATATCGGCGGCACGCGCCCTCTCAGCTTCTATCGCCCTGGCCCCTTCATTCACGTTCGACTGCGGAGCAGGCGTCGGTTCCTGCTCGCTCAATCCGGCCGCCGCGCGCATATCGCCCACATAGCGGAGCGCCTCTTCGCTCTCCTCCGGTTCCAGCCCTGCGAGGATTTCACGGATTTTCTTTTCGAAAACCGCCCTCTCTATCTTTCTTTCGTGCAGCTCGCGAAAAGCCGCCATCACCATTTCACGAAAACTCAATTTCGATACTCCCCTTTCATCTTTTATATCCAGCGCCCTTCCGACTCCGACCGTCGGATCGGCGGGGCAACTGACTATACTGATCTCATACGGCTCCCACTGGCGCGCGATTACCGCAGGTCCTGTGATGCCGTCCTTCGATTTCTCCCCAGAGCGGACTTTTTCCCATTCATAGACACGATAGCCGACAGAAACTCCTTTCAGTGTGCCGCTTTTGACCTTTCGGAAAATAGCGTCGCTTTGCTCATCGTCGTCGAAAACGAGACGGCAGTGCCCCTTATGGTCGTCGCCGATACTTACGTTTTCAAGTCTGCCTATCGGCATCTTCGCATCGTGGTTGTATAGCCCGACGCCGATCTCCGCAAGGCGCGTTATGTTCACCGCCCCGGCGCTGTGGTCGAGGATTTCGTCGTACCATTCCTCATTCCACCAGTCCCTCCGACGGATAGGAGAATCCGACGAAAAGGACAGCTCGACAGAGCGGGACTCATCGTCGGGCGCGGAAATTATTCCGGTTTCGCGCCTATGCTCATATTCGGGGCGGAAAAATTCCTCGCGCGTGATGCAAGGCTTATTCGTCCCCATCTTCTTCTTCACCCTTGGCTCCCTCCTCCTTCTTTTTTACGGGGGGGACGTCGTCCTCCTTCGCCAGCGCGTCATATTCGTCGGCGGATGTCGTCGACTGCGAAGAAAACCACGGCAGCTCAATACCGAGTTCGCGCGCCGCGTCCGTCTCCTCCTTGCGCTGTTTCAGGACTTCATACCAGTCCTTCCCCTGTTCACCGCAGACCTCTGAAAGGGTCGTCAGCCCGAGAAGCAGCTGCTTCTCGATGCCGGACGCCTCCTTCAGCGGGTCCACCCACTTCCATCCGGGCGTGCTCCAACGATGTCCCGACATCCGCCGGCGCAGCGCCGCATCCTCGAAAAAGCCCGGCAGCGACAGCTTGCCGGAAAGCACCGCCGCTTCCAAAAACCATTCATAGCAGCGATCGCAAAAATCCGTAATCAGTTTCTGCTGTTTGCGCACATACGTTTTTCGGTCTTCCAGCTGTCCGCCCCGATGCGACGAATAGTTCGTCTGCGACATGTCGCGGGAAACGGTCTCGTAAGAAAGCCCGCGGCTCATCCCGATCATCCGCAGCAGGAACGCGACGAAGCCCGAAGCGAGCGAATTGGGGCGCCCCGGTGCCGGGAATTTGACGTCCTCGTCCGGACGCAGATAGTTGAATAGCCCGCGCTGGATCATCTCGACACGCGCCGCCGCGTCGCCGCCGCGCCCCCCGCGCGGATTCCCTATGCCCATCCCAGCGCCGCCCTTCTCGCGGGTGACGACTCCGGTTAGGCATGACGCCGTCCTTGCCGCCTCCAGCTCATTGGTGATGTACTCCTGCACATTGCGGATGCGTTCCGACGATACGGCCATATCCGGCATCCCGCGCAGTTGCTGCGGTCGCTTTTTCGAGCGGATATGGGCCACATATTCGCGGGGGTAGCGCACGACGCGCTGGTCGCGCAGATACGGCATCGGGTCCGGACGGAAATGGTAGGCGACCGCCTTCATATGTTCGTCGACTTCAATGCCGCCGAAAACATAGCGATTCCCGTACTGAAAAATATCGCCCGCAAGCATGTCCGGTTCAAGCAACTGCAGCTTCAGCGGCAGCACGCCGTCGCCGTCGGGATCGACGACGCGCAGGATGAATACCTCCCCGTCGACCTCCCAACGCCGCACGATCATTTCAAGCAGCTCGCCGAAAGAGCAGTCACCGGTGATGTCGCAGTTCTCTGGCTTCGACCAGTCGTGCCATAGCTCCTCGATACGGTCGTTCACCGCGTCCAGCATCTTCCCGCGTACGCTCACCGCCTGCGCCTCCAGCACGAAGCCGTTGCCGACTACGTTGCGCAGGAACGCGTCTATCACACCCTCCGTAACATCACCGTTCCGTTCCAGGTCACGCATCCTCGCGCGAATCAAATCACGGCTCGGCGCGTCCGTCATCTCCGGAGTGGCATTGGCGGGGAACCAGTTCCCACCGCTCGGATCGACGCGGGCGGCATCGTAATTCCGCAGTTCCGTTCGATAGGCGGCGCGCATGATTCCAAGCCTCGGCGAGAACCATCCGATTAACCTATCAAGAAAGGTCAGCCCGTTTTCGTTCATCGCCCCAGCCACCCCGTAACCCTCACGCCGCCGCCCTCCGCGTCGCCGAGTTCCGCTTCGAGCTCGGCGCGCCACGCGCGAAGTTGCGCGAGGTCGGCTTTTGTCACAGATCGTGAGCCTATCGTGTAGCTCTGCGCACCCCCGGCGATTGCAAGCATTGCAGATCGCACTGCGTCGAGCTCTTCCTGTATTTCTTCGAGGCTCCTCACCAGCAGCCCTCCTTTCTATTCTTCCTCGCCGTCGTCGGCGCGCAGCGTTCTTGCGCCTGCTATCTCCGCGGCGGCGAAATTTCCCACGGCACAGTCGAGCAGGTGGTTCGCAATACCGCTCATAACCGGCTTGTACGTTTCCTTTGCACGCCCCTTGCGGTCATACTCCGTAACCTTATGCTCCGAGCAGAGCTGATCCGCATACTGCTTCGGGCAGCCGTCGAAAACGCTGAAGCTTCCGCGCTCCCCCGCCGGACGGTTCAGCCTGCCGTAAATAAAATCCTTATAGTATTCGGTGTCCAAGAGTATTAATTTCAGGTCCGTATAGCGCATCTTGTCTATGATTCCGATGCGGTAAGGTATACCTTTCGCCGTTGTTTCATCGAGTCCCTTACTGGGCGCCGTCAGCCCTGGATGTTCAAGGCAGAAGTCATAGACTTCCTCAGTCCTGTAGCCGGAGTCTATCAGCGCGAAGAAGACACGGAAGACTTCGCCGCTCGCCTCTTGCGGATACTCGCGTTCCAACGCCCTCTCTACATCCGTCCATGTTTCGCACACGCCTGGACCGCCTCCGTAATCGACCAGCCAACTTGTCATCCCTTCACCCCATGCGTGTACACTCCACCAGAAGTGATCCTTTTGCACGTCCACCGCCGCGGTCAGCATCATGGCGTCCTTTGGCACAGTTCCACGTTCATAGCAAAGCATATGTTCGAGAACCACATCCGAGCGCATTCGTGCAGCCTGATTCACCCACGGCTCGCCGAGCCAGCCGTTGACGAAGTTCATCAGCTTTTCGGGGTGATCCTTCGAATCAAGAAACTCCCCTGCGACGTCACCGAAACGCTTCCACGGCGAGTAGATAGTCGAAAGGTTGTAGGCTACGTGCCGCGGGCGCGTCGGCGCGCGCTTCGTGCGAACCCAGTCGTCGGCGTCTTTGTCGTATTCCACCGGCAGCCACATGCCGGCGCGAAGCATCGCCTGCTTGTATTTGTCGTATATTTTCGAGCGGCAGCCCGGACATTCGATCCAAGCCGACTCCACGACGCGCCTTCTCCGCGCCTGCGGAGTCAGTTCGTTCAACTCCTCCGGCCAGTGGATGTGTTTCAGCCTCATCACGAAAAGTTCGCCGCATACGGGGCAGGGCACGAAATAACGCTTGCGCACATCCGCCGAAAGCCACGCCTGCCAGATATGCCCACGGTCATAAGTAGGTGAAGAGACCTCCACCTCCTTGCGCCGATAATACGTCTTCGTGCGCTCCGCCGCCAACTTGAAAGGGTCCGCGTCATCGCCGGCGCGTAGAGGGAATTTATCCGTCTCGTCATAAAAAACATAGCGTATCGGGCGCGAGGCCAGCTGTGACGGGCTGTTCGCGCCGACGAAGGCGATCTCCATGCCGGGGAAATAAAGCTGCTGTATCTCCGAGCGCTTAACGTCGAGCCGTTCCCGCAGGGGGTCGCAGCTGCGAACGAAAGAGAGAAAACGCCCCTTGCTTATCGACTTCGCCAGCAGATCGGTAGGCAACACATAAAGCATGCTGCCCTGGTCCTGGTCTATCGCGTAGCCGGCCATGTTGTATTCGCACTCCGTCTTGCCAAGCTGCGTCGCGAACACCAGCGATATTTTGAGTATCCCGGGTACGCGGAAAGCATCCATCGGCTCCCGCAGGTACGGCGTGCGCGACGTGCGCCACGGCCCCGCGAGCTCCGAATACTCCTTAGTCAGTATGCGGTTTTTGTCGGCCCACTCGCTGACGCCCATCTTCTTCGGCGGCGCAAGGGCCCGCAGTTCCTCCGCCGTCCACCGCGCCGATACCGCCTCGGCTGTACGTTTCGAGGATTTCATAAACAGCCGCTTCGACCTCCTCTTCTACTGCGATGCGCGTATCGGGATCGGGAAAGCGAAACCCGACCTGCACCGGTATAGCGAGCAGCGCCGCCTTCATCTCCACACAACGCGCGGTCCACTGCGCCGTAACCTCGGCGCGGTCGATCATCTCGCCCTCTTTTTCGAGGCGCATCAACTCGCGCAGGCGCGCCTTCTGTTCCTGCTCCATCGCCCTCGCCTTCAGCAGACGGTCCTTGCATTCGGCGACGTCGATCACCTCGCCACCGCCGGAAAGCTTTTGTTGTAAATACATTACATAAGCCTTCACCGTCGGACCGAGGTCGTACTTTCCGCGTTCCGCTTTTGGGATAATCTTCTTCTGCGCCAGCTGCTCGACGCGCCGCTCCGAGAGATTCAGCAAATCGGCGATGACCTTTTTCGAATAGAGACTGCCCCCCCCGCCGACATCGCTATTCACGACGCTCCCGTCCGATTCTGTCGAAACTGCCGCCGTCCCCGTCAAGCGTCGCCGACCGAGACGTAAAGCGCTGCCAGCGCCTGACTGCCATGTCCACATATGAGGGATCAAGCTCCACCGCGAGGCACCTTCTACGGCAGGACTGCGCCGCGATCAGCGTCGTTCCCGAACCGGAAAAGGGCTCGTATACAAATTCATCTATCTTCGAATTGTTTAGGATCGCACGCCGCATACATTCGACCGGCTTCTGCGTCCCGTGTTTCGTATTCTCATCCTGTCCGTTGAAGTCTATTTCCCAGACGCTGGATATTTTTCGCGACCCTTGCCAGTGTGAAATCTCGCCTTCGCGTACCGCGTACCAGCAGGCATCATATTCGTCGGAACAATAGCCGGGCAGTTCGGGGCAAGGGAGCCCGTCTTCGCGCACGGCATACCAGCATACTTCATGCTGCCAGTGGATGTCGCCGCGAGACAAAATAAGATGCGGCTTCACCCATACGATTTGTGAGCGCAGGACGAATCCGCAGGCACTCAAGCTCGCGGCGACCGTCAGCCCATGGAGCGATCCATGCCAGACATATGCAACGTCGCCGGGGAAAAGCTCCCATGCTTCGCGCCAATCCGCGCGGTCGTCGTTCAGCACTTTCCCTGTGCGTTTCGGCTTTCGTCCCGCCTCGACGCGCCACGTCGGATTGTACCCTACGCCGTAAGGCGGATCAGTCACCATAAGATGTGGTCTGCGACCTCCGAGCAGCCGGTCGACCGTTGCCGCGTCGGTGCAGTCGCCGCATATGATGCGGTGTCCGTCCAACAGCCACATATCACCAGGACGCGAGACCGCAGACGGCTCCATCTCCGGCAGCTCATCCTCCGGCGCCTTCCCCTCCGCACTGTCGAGATTCAGCGTCAGTATCTCCCGATTCTCAAAACCGGTGATAGAAAGGTCAATGCCGAAGTCATCCCGCAAGCGCAGCATTTCGGCCGCGAGCGTCTCCTCATCCCACTCCGAATCCTCCGCGAGCCGGTTGTCCGCTATCACGTAGGCTTTCTGCTGCGCTTCAGTGAGATTTTCTATATATATGCAGGGGATCGATTCCAGCCTAAGCCGGGTTGCGGCGATAGTCGCGCCTTCGCCTTTTATTATGACGTTATCCCTGTTAATAAATACAGGAATAATAAATCCGTATTCCTGAATGGAAGCCATAAGCTTCCGTATCTGTTTTTCCGGATGCTTCCGCGAATTGTTTACATATGGTAACAATGAACTTGGGTTTAAATACACAACTTCCATTCGGACACCGCTCCTTTTCGACAAGCTACGAAACCGAAACGGGGGGTAACCTGAACTTTAAGACAAAATCCCCGCAACGGGACGCACCCCCGGGGGTAAGCCCCTGGGAAGGACCCGCGCCCGGCGCAAGGTCTTGCCACGAGTGGATTTTTTGAGCCCAGATTCTTTTCGCCCCATCTCTGAAATCTTACTTAACTACTATTGTGTCAGATTTTTTGCCCGCCCGATAAAGTCGGTGATCGCAAAGACCAGACGCACTTCATCGGTCTGCGAAAAATGAGTTATCCACAAAATTTTAGTACGCTAAAGCGATTTTTGCAGTTATCCACATATCCACAGATTTTGCATTTCGGATTGAATTTTCTGACGATTTAAAAATTAACTTTTCTGTAGATATCTTCCTGCTCCTTGATAGGAATGCAGGCATATCGATGGGTAGTCTCCAAGTTTACATGCCCGAATTCTTTTTGGATTACATCGACGCGCGTTCCGTTCCGCCAAGCCTGATAAGCATAAGTCTTACGCAGCGAGTGTGTACCTATTTCGCCGGGTATGCCCGCCATAGCGGCGGCGACAGATATGACATGCCAAAGCTGCTGACGCGACAACGCCTTGGCTTTGCCCTCGCCGTCCTTCTTCTGTGAAAGCACAAGAGGCGTCTCTTCGACCCATCCGTTCATCTTGCGGATATGCTCACGCAGCGCGCGGCGCATCTTATCCGTCACAAGTATATGCCGTGTCTTGCCTGTCTTGATTTCACGAATCGCGAGACGGTCGATGACGTGCACGCGCCGGCCGCAACCATGAACGGCGACATCCCCCACCTGCATAGCTAAGATGTCGCTGCAGCGCAGTCCCCAGTTGATGCCGATGAGCGCTGCGATATAGTAGTTCCGATTCCATTCTTTCAGGCAGCGCAGAAAAGCGTGTATTTCCGGCTCCGTGCGTATCGGTACGGTCTGGTTCATCCGCCACACGCCTCACGGATACGCGCCACGCTCCACCTACGGTCGAGGCGCTTCTGTATCCACTTGAGCATTATTCGCTTTTCGCATTCGAGACAGTCTACGATGGGGATCGCGCCCAGCGGGATGGGAGATATATTAGCGAGCGAGCTGCCGGCGCGCATGCGCTTCCCGCTGTGCATCGCCCAGATGACAACCCTGCGATCTAAATCCACGGACACCCCTCCATAAAAAGAGGCCCCGCCATACAACAGCGCGGGACCTCGTAATATCCAACTTCAATGACAAGAACTCGATGATATTATTTTACCTCTTGACAGAGACATAGCAAGGGCCATAGTGGGGGCCTTAGTGCGGTATATAGTACGGTACATAGTACGGACATCGATTTTTAATTTAATTTCTTGGGCGGATAGTAATTCAGGCTGAACCCGTCCGTATAAGCCCATGTGAGCAGATGGATCGCCAGCGCGCGGATGATTTCTTTTTTCCAGCGCCGCAGCGTTTTTTCTCCAACCCCGCCGAAGCGCTGAGAAAGCATCGCGCTCATTCCCCCGAGTCCGTCGCGTATTTTGCCGCCTGGCTGGATGAGCGAAACGATGGGCACAAGTTTCTCCCACATACGGGGGTTCTCAGCCCTGAAAGATTGCGTTAATGCATGTATCCGAGCCCAGCCGCCGAGCCCGTCGACGATTTCCTCAAACGGCTCGATCGCCATAATGATCACCTCGGCGGCGCAGATGCCTCTTCCGCCGTCGATACGTACACCGCAGTCGTTCCGCGGGACTCGTATAGCATGGTATATCTCTTCGGACGCAGGTACAGGAGCAGTGCCGAGCAGGATGGCTATCCCGTCGTCGAAAGATAGTACTATTTTCAGAAACCAGATGACTTTTTTAACGCTCAGCGATCCCGCCATGACGTCACTTCCTATTCTTCGCTATCGCCTTCGAGGCGCATGTTGTAGCCGCCGCAGTCTATCGTGCGGCCGTTTTGGATCACTCGTTCGTAGAGGCGCACGCCGTAGATGTGTTCGAGCTCCTGCAGGTTGAGGTTGCTGGTGATTATCGTCGGGCGCATTTCGTTGTAGCGCACGGCGACGAGCTCGTTGATTATGCTTTTGTTGCTCGGGCTTTGCGCCTCGCAGCCTAAGTCGTCGAGGATGAGCATCGGCGCGGCTTCGGCGGCGTAGAGGTTTTGGCGCTCGAGACATACGGAAAAAGCCGAGTACCAGCCGGCGCGCAGCTTCACCGACTCCGGCCATTTGCGCGGCGTGCTCCAATCTTTTTCGATCTGCAGCTGCAGGTCGTGGTAGACGCGCCACGCCGCGGCGAAGGATTTTCCCGCGCCGGTGCCGCCGTAGAGGTAGAGGAAGCCCCGTCCGTTCCAGAGGCGCGCGCCCGTGAGCGCTACAGTGTCGCGCGCAAAACCTACGGTGTCGCGGAAGCGCTTCGGAATCTCCACGGGGATGCTGGCTATCGCGAAGGCTCTGCCCTGCGCCAAAAAGCGCCTGCCGCGGCTGCATTCCCGTGAGAGCAGCGGGCAGGGGACGACTATGCGCTCGCCGAAGGGGGATATCGCAAGGCGCGCGCCCTCGTCGCAGTCGTCGAGGCATTCCACGACGTTCTCCGCCGCCCACTCGCGCGCCTTCATGACGCGGTCGAAGAGCGAGAGGGTCTCAGTCAAGCCCGCGCCGAGCCCGTTCGTATGCCCTTGCATCGATTTCACCGTTCTCCTTGCGGAAGCGGTCAATATCCACTTCGCGGTAAGTCATGTTCATGCCAGCCGCGCCGGCGCCGCAGCTCTGCTTCGGCTGCAGGTAGACCCGCCAGTGTTCGTCGGGGCCGAGGAAGGTCGATGCGTGGAGGATATAGCGCTGTTCTCGGCACTGTTCGCCGCATTCCAGCGCGTAGATTTTGGCCGCGCGGATCAGTTCCTCCGGAGCGGCGGGCGAGGCGCGCTTCTTCCCGGACACGCAGTCCTGCCACGCCCGAAAGGCTTTTTGTTTGGAGCAGCGCGTGTTCGGGTACGCCTTCCAGAAGTCTTCGAACTCCGGAGTGTAACCAGAAGCTTTTTTAACTTTTTTCCCGTCCTCTTTCGCCTCTTTCTCCTCCGGATCACGGGGGACTATAGGGGGTATATCTTTTGGTTTTAGTATATTGGGTTCTGGTAAACGCTGCGCAATATATGCACCCCTATGAGTGCATATATTGCACTCTATATTTTCGTGGGTGCATATATTGCGCTCTATATCCGGCTCTTCCGCTTCTTTTTTTAACTCTTGTTCACGCGCGGCGGGCGCGTCGTGCCCGATGAGTGTGTAGCGCGACGCCTTCCTGCGGCCGCCTTCGTAGACCGGCGTGACTGCGATGTAGCCGCGAGCAGACAGCTCTTTCAGTGCGTATTGGACCTGCCGGCGGCTGATGCTGGCGACGGAGGCTATGGTGTCGATTTTCAGCCGCCACGATCTGTTTTTCGTATCGACATAGGTCGCAAGCAGCGCGTAGATGCCGCGGGCGCAGAACGATATGCCCGTATCGCGCATGACGGCGTTATCAAGAATGCAGAACCAAAAGCCGCCGCGCCCGTCGCTTATGCAGCCGTCTTCCTCGGTGGAAGACACGGTGATATCCTCATCCTGGTCAAGATTTTCATCCGGGCCAACGGGGATTATTTTCGTCTGTTCGGTCACTTTTTCCTTCATATCGCGTCCCTCATTTCTTCATTGTCTCCTCTTTCCATTTTCGCGCGCAGTCGCGCATATCGTATTCTTTGAAGCAGTCGCTTATCTTGTCTTCCGCTATGTCCATTTGCTTGTCGCTTATCCTCAGTTTTTTCTGTATTTCTGGTCGGGTCAGCCCTCCCGCATACAGGGCGAGGATTTGTATTTGCCTCGGACCCAGCTCGATGTGCGCATACATCCTGCCGTCTTCACCGCTCGACGCCGAGTCTCCCATTATCCTGTGTGCGGCGATAGGCTCCATGGTCAGGAGTCCGCCTCCTGCCGCTCAATGTCTTCAACAAGGAATTTCAACTCTCGCAGTGGCTCGGCGAGCGCGTCCACGGAGGCTTTCACCGTTTCGTGCTCATCTTCGCCGAAATCAAAGCAATCCACCAACGTCACCCTCAGTAGCTCCTTGCACCTCTCATACAGCTTTTTCAGTTCGTCGAGCTGCTTCTCGGTCACGATGTAGCTCTTCATATCATCAGCATCCCTGTGCGTTCGACCGCCTCTATGCGACGCTTGGCTATTTGTACATAGTCGCGGTTGAGCTCTATCCCGATGTAATTTCTGTTCTCCTGCGTACAGACGACGCCGGTAGTGCCGCTCCCGAAGAACGGGTCTAAAACGATGCCGTCTATCGGCGCGCCCGCTCTTATGCACGGGCGTATCAACTCCGGCGGGAAGGTCGCGAAGTGCGCCTCTTTGCAGGGCACGGTCGCCACCGTCCAGACGTCGCGCTTGTTGCGCCGCCCGTCGCGAATGTCGTATGCCGTGCCGCTTTTTGTGCGGAAGAACTGTTCCGGATAGGCTGTGTATTTTTTGCCGCCGTATCTCGGAAGAGGTCGCGTACTGCCGGATTGGGAGCATCTTTTTACAGTGGTTTCCTGCGCCGGCTCGCGTATCGCATCAGCATCGAAGTAGTATCTCGGGCTCTTCGAGAAGAGGAAGATGTACTCGTGCGACTTGGTGCAGCGGTCCGTCACGCTTTCCGGCATCGGGTTGGGCTTCGCCCATATGATGTCCTGCCGCAGGTTCCAGCCGTCTTCCTGCAACGCGAACGCCACGCGCCACGGTATGCCCATCAGGTTTTTCGCCGGCCCCGTCGGTGCTATCAGCGTGGACGCCGCACCGACCATGCCTTTGTTCGTGCCCTGCTTATAGTGCGCCGCGTTCTCCGGCGCGCTTGCCGCGCCCTTGCCGCTGCCGAAGTAGGAGTCGCCAAGGTTGAGCCAAAGCGTGCCATCGTCTCGCAATACGCGCCGCACTTCACGGAATATCTCGACTAAGCGCTCCACGTACAGCCGCGGCTCAGGTTCGAGCCCTATCTGCCCCGCGACGCCGTAGTCCCGCAGCCCGTAGTAGGGCGGCGATGTGACTACGCAGTGGAAGGTCTTGGGCAGCATTCCGCGAAGTGTGCTAAACGCATCTCCAATAAAAATCATTTACGTCGTTCTCCTTCCTTTAACAATCTGTCCATTTCCGCTATCGCCCGAAATATCGGATACGCCTGTTGTGGAACTACAGCGTTGCCTAAGGCTTTCAGGCGTTCGACCCGGCGTTTGCCGCCTTTCACCGTGCGCGGGAATTCGTAGGGGTATTGGCCGGCTTGGGCGCGAGGCGCGCCATATGGATCCGTTCCCGCGCAATATACCTGCGTTTCGAGATGCGTGCTCTTCTCGATCGGGCGCCCCGACGTCTTCGCCGTCATGCCGCAGGGAGCCGCGTTCGGGGTGCCCCACATTCCCATGCCCATCGGCGCGGGCCAGCCCCGCCACGGACGCGGCTCGTCGACGTCGAGGTCCGTCCAGCCTTCGGGAAAACCCATGAGCTGCTCTACCCAGGCGGGGTTGAGGACCCCGCCCGAGGCTTCTTCCCGCTTTATCTGCGTCGCGAGCCCGTCTCCGCTGTGGGGGCCCGCTCCGGCTCGGTTGTTGTTTCCACAGGACGTCGGCGTGGCCCACATTGCGCCGAGACCGCGTCCCGCAAACTGTTCGACAGTGGGTTCTTTCGGCGCTTCTCCATAGATTCCAGGCTCGCAGCCCCGTTGTTGTCGCTCTTCACAGGCGTCGGCCATAATTTCACCGCCATGGACAAAGTCACCGAGTGCATCGAGCCGACTTTCACCTGTGTGCTTTTCATTTTGTCCGTCGACACGTCCATAGTCGTAGGCGTCGGCCATACTTTTCCGTATCCCGACGACGAAGAGGCGCTCTCTTCTGTGAGGGGCTCCAAACGCAGAAGCTGGAACGACGAGAGCCCAGACGCGGTAACCCCGCTCCTCCAATCCCATTCGGACGGTATCGAGGGCGAGATTGACTGCTCCACGGACGTTCTCAGCAAGTACAAAACGGGGTCTAATTTCCGTAATAACTCGGAGCATTTCAAACCATAGACCGCTTCGCGCGCCCTCAAGCCCAGCTCTCCGTCCTGCGACAGATAAGTCTTGGCAAGGTCATCGAGGGAAGCCCCCGAAAACAATATCGATTGGTTCGTATTTATTTTCTGTGGCTTCGACATTGGCAACACCTCCTATCTTTGGTATCGCTTTATTGTTTTTATGCCACTCATGATGGCATTTCTGACATAGCCACATCACGTCATACGGTTTGTTGTAATCGCAATGATGTGCTTGGATTCCGCTCCTGCCGTCTTTAAATTTTTGTGTGCAACCACATTTCTCACAAACATCTCTACGTTTTACAAGGCCTTTTTCTATTGCCTCTTCAAGCAGATTTTGAGCGTTGTCGCTTGCTACGCGGCCTCCGCGGAAAAAATGATTTGATTGCCCAAATCTGATTTTAGGGCGGAATCGGCAGCCACGGCGCTTGAGAATATTCCACATTGCTTGCCGGGTTATTCCGTAGCTATTTGCGATTTGTTGTATAGATTCGCCAGCATCGTATCTAAAAATAACATCTTGATATTTATCTTTTATCAATGCAAGCAATACCTCCTTGTTGATCGTTCTTACGTCGCTAATCAACGGTACCGACGGAAACCGCTTGCGCAGTATCGACGCAGGGAACGGTTCTATCTCGCACAGCGCAGCAATTTCTATCCCCGCGGCTTCGGCCGCCAAATCGAGCCCGCCGGTCAAATGCCGGAGAACAATGAAAGTGCTCTCAGCGGCATTTAGACCACCTCCTTCCTGCGCTTCATGTCATATTTCCTATGCATGAACGACACATTCTATTCCAGAGAAGAGCGACAGGGCTTTCATTCCGCCACGTCGCCCAGCTTGGCGAGGAAGTCCTCGCAGCCCCTCTGAAATATATCGATCAGCGGCGCGTCAACTTCTTCGCCGTTGCATTTTATAGAGGCTGTCAGCTTATAATCTTTACAGAGCACGACGAAGCTTTTTATGAGGTCCACCGCTTCCGGCATGAGGTTGGCGCAGGCGACCATATACTTGAACACGTCGAACCTATTTTCGATGCGGCTCGAAAAAATGTAATGCCCATTTCCTGCATAGATCGTCAGATTTTTATTATCCTGAAAGACATGCTCCCTAAACGGCAGAGGGTATTGCTTCTCAAAATCGCGGGTCATCTGTCATCTGCCTCCGGCAGGTTGTATGCCGCGGCGAACTGGTCGAGCGCGTACTGCGCGTTTTCTTCAGACTGGTAGCCGAGCGTTATCGCGGGCTCCGTGTGCGACATGTACATGCGCTTGATGCCCTTTTTGTCCACGAAATAGACTCCCCACGCCGTGCTGTTGACCGTCTCGTATTCGCGGACGAAGAGCGTGCGCCCCTTGTAGACGTACCTTTTCCCTGTGCCTGTGCGTGTGTTTGTTCTTCTCATTTTTCCCTTTCTCCCCCGAAGGCCCGCTGCCGCTGGCCGAGGATGTAGGCGATCACGTCGGATTTATCTATGGTGAGGTCGAAGGCGGCTGCTTTTTTTATCCGCTTCGTTTCTTCGTCGAAGGTGCAGAAGGCGATTCCGCCTTCGTCGCGGCGGCAGAAGGTCCCGACTTCGAATATGCAGCCCATCGACGACAGCCAGTCGCCGAAGACCCACATCTCATCGCAGGCGTGTAGCAGCTCGCCGCAGCAGTCGAGCACTTTGTGCTGGTCGTCTTCGAAGGGGTCGGCGAAGCCGAAGGCGTGTACGGGGCTGACGGGCACGACGTCGGTCATGTCGCGGAATATGGCGCGGCAGATGCCGGTGACGCGCAGGGTGTTTTTCTGGATCTGTTCGGCCGTGTAGGGTTTTTTCCCGCGAAATGGGTGGGCTATATATACTTTTTTCGTCATGAGATGTTGTCCTCCTGTATGGTATAATTCAGTTGTGTTCTTTGGTTTGGGTCCGGCGGAGGAGCGCATCCCCCGCCGGACTCTCTTTTTTTAGCCTTTTGCTGGGCGGTCTGTCGGGCGTCCCTGCACGACGAGCCAGCCGTCGAGCTCTTTTTTCATTTGCTCGTAGAGGTTTTCCTGCGCCGCCTGTAGGTAGCGCGGGAATTTGGGGCAGGAAAGCAGGAAGAGCGGCTGTTCTCCGGCGCTCTTCGGCTGGGATATTTCGACTTCGATCTCCATCCACTGGAACCAGTCGCTGTTTTTGAATATCTCGACGTTCGCGCAGAATGTCTGCGGGATGCGGACGGTCCCTTCGGCGTCTTTCACTTTTACGCAGAAGGTGTAGTTGTTTCTGTTGTCGAAGGTAAAGTCTCCGGTCACGTTGGAGACGTATTTGAAGTTTTTGAACGAGGAGAGCAGGGACTCGAAGTTGTCGATCGTTTTGCCGTCGGCGCGCTTGACGTAGTCGATGAGCTCTTTCAGCGCGAATACGTGCCCGCCGGGAGAGAGGACCGGCTCCCACTCTTCCATTTGGACGGAGTAGGTGTACGGCATTGTGACTGTGTCCTGCTTGCGGCTTATGACGGTGTCGTCCAAGATCGCGGTGAAGCCGGCGTCGTCCGAGAATATGAGCGCCGAGGGCTGTTTGCCTTTGGCTTTCACGAGTTCGCAGAAGCTTTTGACGTCGAGCGCCGTGTACTGGTAGCCCTGGTAGTCGAACAGCGGCAGCGGCTTGGCCGCCACGCCTTCGAGTATCGTGATGGGCTCTTTGTGTCCCTGCGGGACTATGAGTTTTTCGATTTCCATTTTCGTCATCCTTTCTTATTCGTCTGCGTCCGCAGCTCCCGCGAACAGATTCTTTTGCGCAGTCGGCATTTCGACTTCGTCGTAGTTGCCGAGGTCGAGTTTGTCGGCCGTTACCGCGCGCGTCATGAGGTCGCGGCGGCAGCGCGTGACTTTCTTGTCGGTCGCGAAGGTCGGACGGATGCTCGTCTTCATGTCGACCTGAGTCTCGCTGTCTGGGCAGAGTTTGAAGTTCAGCGTGATGGTGATGCTCGCGGACTGCGTAGCGTCTTTCAGCGACGCTACGACTCCGGGGACGAGGCGCGTGAAGGTCCTGTCCAGGTCGGACATGTCTTTCAGCGACAGAGGGATCATTACGTTGTCCATCATGGTTGTTCACCTCCTTTCTTCGGGGATTTGGATAGCCATGAATGTTTTTTCATGCTATACTTTTCTTGTTTTTTCAATTTCATGGCTCTGGGCCCTGGGCGACGCCGACGCTCGGGGCTCTGCTTTTTCCCATCGCTCAGCCTCCGAAGCCGCAGCATGCGGCGTAGAAGGAGAAGAGCGCGTAGAGGCCTTTCGCGGCGACGTGCAGTCCTGAAAAAAGAAGCATCAGTCAGCCTCCTCCCTGCGGCGGTACGCCCCGCGGTCTTTGGCGCGCAGGTATTCGTCCAGACGCCGCAGCTTCTTGCGGTTGCCGCACCAGTCGAAATATACCCATGCGCACCAGCCGGCGACGCCGCCTAAAAGGATGACGGCGATAAAAGATAAAATACATACGATCAATGTCTTGTACATTTCGCTTGCCTCACTGGACCTGTGCGAACGAGCGGCAGCCGACGACGCGGCCGGAGGCATCGCGGACGAGGTCTGCTGTGATGTATACGTCGCCGCGTGTCCCGCGGACGGCGTTCGCGACTATGATGGAGACGATGTAGGCGTGCCCCGGCTCTTTTTCCGGCAGCCCTTCGACGTCGCCGTATTTTTTGATCACCACGGGGACGCCGTTGAGTTCGTAGATTTTCTGTGAGCTTTCCACGCAGCGCGCGGGCGTCTCATCCGGCGGTATGACCAGAATGTCGCCGTCGTCCATGTAGACGCAGATTTCGTGCGGCGTGAGATTGATCAGTTTCTTTTCCATGTTTCAGTTTCAATTCCTTTCTCCGAATAGTTTTTCCGAAAAGACGAACCAGCCGCAGGCTTCCGCGCAGTCGCCCCTCCAGCGCTTCTTTCCGTCCTGTTTGCATTTGCACAGGTTTGAGCCGTAAAACCCGCGGTCGGCGCAGTCCCAGAGCTTGCAGTCGCCGCAGATGAGTTCGCGGTTCATCTGCGCCACGCTTCTCGAAGCGCCTGTACCGCCACCCAGGCAAGCCCCGCGATCCCCGCGAAGAACGCCATGTATACGACTTCGATGTTCGGCGCGACCCACTGCGCAAAAAACGCGCTTTGCGCTATTGCGCCGGGCATTTATGCCCCCTCCTTTTTTATTTGACTGTCGTGGAGCCATTCAATGAGCAGCCAGCCAGGGAAGCGACGACGGTTACCGCATTTTCTATGCGGTAGTTCTCCCCTGTCGCACATAGACCTGACGGTGTCCGGCGAAATTTTGAGCAGCTCCGCCGCTTCCGAGACCGTCAAAATATCCGACGACGTGATACTGAACGGAATGCGTTGCTCCACGTCACGATGAATTGCTATCGGTATAGGCATATTTTTGCCCCTCCTTTCAAAATAAAGGCCCCCGTCCTGCCAGCGACATCTGCAGCACTACGCCATCGCTTCGCGAGCTGTCATCTGTATCTCCAGAAGTGCTTCTTTCAGTTCGGGATCGTTGGCGATGCCGTTGTTGCCGATATCCCTCATGATTTTCTTGATCCCGATCGCCGAGCCCCATGAAGAAATCCTGAGAACGGCATCGGAAAGGCGCTCCGCCTCTTCGAGATGGTTATCCCTCACCCCAGCCCCTACGCTTCCAAGGGCTGGGGTGGAGTAGGGTTTGTGTCGTCGCGTAGAAGTTCATCAACAGAGCAGTTAAGGATTCCTGCCAACCTTAATGCCGTATTTACATCAGGCACCCTCGCACCAGTCTCCCATCTCGTTATTGTTGTTACATCTACTGCCATTTTGGCCGCAAGAACCGAGGCTTTTATCCCTCGATTTTCTCTTATTTCCCTTAATTTCACTTAATCACCCCCTTGCCTTGCCAATAAATATACTGCCTATTTGGCATTATTGCAATAGGTCTAAGGACCCAAAATGCCCTTATGGCATTTTAATGATGCCAGATTGATTACTGTAAATTGTTGCTTTAACAATGCCAAAGAGGCATAATTTAAACATGAATAGCTTTGGAGAGCGGTTGCGAGAAATAAGGGAGAAACAAGGCATAACAAGCAACGAGTTGTGTTCCTTGTTAAATGTTGCCAGCGGAACCGTATCAAGATGGGAAGCGGGGAAAAGAGAGCCTGGAATCGAAACAATTAACAGCCTTGCGACAACTCTTAATACCAGCGTCGCCTACCTGATGGGCGAGACCGACGACCCGCGCCCAATTCTGAGGCTGGACGGAACGATGAAGTTCGACGGTGGCTCGGTCATTGGAAAGGACACGGAGTACCCATCCGTTTATAAAAAACTCCCTGGCGGACTTGTGGGTATCGGCCCCGATATAATTCTCGTACCTCGCGTTTCCGAGCAGTACAGCCCGCACTGCGGCGGCTCTGGCCATACAACCTATCTTGACGACGATGCTGCGGCGGAAGGCTATGAGCCAATAGTATCGTGCCTGCTTGGAGACATCGATGCCGCAAAACCTCCGCGCGCATATAAAGTTGACGGCAGCAGTATGGTGGATTATGGCGTGCCTCCCGACAGCTGGGTGGTCGTCAATCCCGCACAATGGATAACGGCCGGCGCCGTTTGTCTTGTCGAAATCGGCGGCAACCCTGTTATAAAAAAAGTCTATCCCAAGGGCGGAGGCTATGAACTGCACGCTTCCAACGGACAAATGATAAAGGCAGATAAGGAAGACCTTGAATATGAATATGTCCGAATAATCGGCAAAGTCGTAGGCGTGCAGGGCACTGTGGATCATAGGCCTTAAATATTTGTGTCAGCGTATGAAATCGTAAAAGCGGCATTATCTACAATGTCCAGGAGGTACGTAAATGCAAAAAGGACAAAAAACGCTCTTTGAGAACAATGGCAATTGGAAAATAACGCTGAACGTAAAACATATAGAAAGACGAGAAGATCCTGCGCGTTTGGAGTATGTGCCCTGTGCAGTAACAGCAGAGATAAATGAACTTGGCCGTCTGCAATTCTCATGCACTTGCGAAAAGGGCAAAAAACAAGAAATTTGCGATCACGTTCTCCATGCAATTGGCGGTGATGTATATTTGTTACGTGATCAGGAAGATGAGAATCAGCGAAAAGATATTTTCGATGTTTACCAAAAATGTCTATCTACAGATATATATGAAGCTATCTGTGACTACTACGACAAAAGCAAGTCCACAAAAGATACAAATCTTAAGTCAGATATAACGAAACAACACCTATCTCTATCTCATCTTGTAATGTCTTCCGGCATCGTTCTTGGCAGCGGTGAAAAAATAAAAAATTATCTCCGCGTACTTAAGTCACTCCTCAACAAGAATAACAAAAGGTCCTTGCCGCTGCCGCTTTTCTTGCCTGAGCGCAGCGAAGAGTCTGGCTGGTATTACGAACCACGCCCCTGCATGGCGACACCTCTTGGACTTAACGCACAAGAGAGAACAAAACAAGCTAAGAGAGATAACGCCCAAAAACCGATAATTTATAGATATTTAGCTCGGTTCCAATCAAGTAATTTCGCATTTTCTGTAGGTGATGTCTTTTTTACATCGGATAGGCACTATGTACAGGTTCTTAATGTTCAAGAGCGGATTCCGGGAGATGCCACTACACAGATTATAGAGTTTAAAATTAGCAAAGAATCTTCCTCGCATACTCCATCATTTAGCTCTCTTCCTGTGGGGAATTTTATATACTTATTAATTACGGGTAACAAAAATGAAAGACAACATTTTTGAAGGTCTCAACTATATTGAAGTATATGAAAGCGTCTCACGCATACGCAAAGCGCTGGACAAGAAGTATATACCTCTCAAAATAGATAGGGAGAACCAAACAGGAATTTTCAAAGGAAGCGGAAAAACACCATACTATACAACCTTAACATCATGCAATTGTCCTGATTGGATTATAAGTGGAAGTAATGCTAATAAGCCCTGTAAACACATGTACAGACTTGCGCATGAATTAGACTTATGCGATCTTTGCAGTATAATACCGGATTTATCAGATAAAGAGCGATACATTATGGAAGAGGCACGAAAGAGCCTTCTCTTAATTGCAAAGTACTGGGAATTTATTCCAGAGCGTGATTTTTATAAAGAGATAGACAAGATTATTAAATTAAGAAGAGATAAAGGGAAAGAAGAAACGGCTGAACCGGTCGTGTAGTTGAGGCAAGAGGGAGGTACGAGCGTTGGCACAAACGACTGATATAAGGAGCATCGTCAAATGAATATTTTTGACAGCATTAAGCAAAAAGACCCCAACGGGTTAGAATACTGGAACAGTCGCGAACTGGCCAGAGCGTTAGAATATGTCAACTACCGCAATTTTGAGGATGTCATAGAAAAAGCACGAGAGGCATGTACCAACAGCGGACAATCCGCAAAGGATCATTTCGTCGACGTCGACGAAATGATAGAACTCCCTAAAGGAGCGAAAAGACAAATAAAGTCAGTGCTGCTTTCACGGTATGCGTGTTACTTAATCGTCCAAAGCGCGGACCCGAGAAAAGAAGCTGTAGCATTAGGACATACCTACTTTGCTATTCAAACGCGCAGGCAGGAGATAGAAGACGAACGCCGCTTGAAGCTCCGCGCGGAGATAAAGGAACATAATAAAAGTCTCGCGTCTGCAGCTAAACAAGCCGGAGTCATCCAACCGATTGATTATGCGATTTTCCAGAACTGCGGGTATCAGGGGCTGTACGGCGGTTTAAAAAAACAGGATATACATCGCCGCAAAGGACTCAAGAAAAATCAGGATATCCTCGACAACATGGGAAGTGAAGAGCTGGCGGCAAACCTTTTCCGTGCGACGCAGACCGAGGCAAAGTTGCGCCGCGACAACATAGACAATAAAAGCGATGCAAATCAGACACACTATGAAGTCGGTAGTAAGATCAGGAAGATGATTGCTGAGTTCGGCAATGAAATGCCGGAAAATTTGCCATGTCCCAAAGAGAGCATAAAACAGCTGGAATCGCGCAAAAAGAAAGAAGAAAAACGTGCGTTGCGTTCCTCCGACAAAGAAAACGACAAGTAA